TCTCTCTGCCTCTGGGCAAGCTATCAATAGTGCAGCCTTAGCAGGTAGAAACATTGGTGAAGCTGCTGGAGATGCAATGACAGGTAGAGAAGGGCGTGGTAGAGAGAATGAGATAGCTGCTGAAGCACGTCAGAAGATAGTGCAACAGGAACAAGCTGTTATAGCTACTGAAAAAGAAAGAAGGTGGCAATTAGAAGAGGATAGAAAACAGGAAGCACATGTTCAAGAAAAGGAATATAATCAAGTACTGCTAGACGAAGCTACAGCTAAGCACAATAAAAATAAACAATATGGGTATGCTGTAGATGAATTAGTTTCTAAAATGAAAGGCTTAACAGACGCTCAAAAAACACTAGTTTCTTCACTAGCTAATGAAGAGGCTTTAAAGTATCTAGTCAAGATAGAAGAAGCTGATATAAAAAGAGTAAAGGAGAAGACTGTTAATGCTCAAGTGAGCAAACGCTTCTTTGGTTCAGGCTATGAGAATTCAACTTCTACAGGTAAACAAAATAGATATTTAGGTGCTATAGAAGCTTTAAACAAAGCAGGAATGACTGAACAAGCTACGCTTTTAAAGGAAGAAATGAATGCAGTAGTGCAGCAAAAGAACACTTTAGAAGCTCGTGAAGAAGCTGTTAAGAATAAATGGGTGGATAATAAGTCTGTAGTGTCTAGTAAGAAAAGAATATCATCTTCTAACCAAGGTTTAGCGTTATTAAAACAAGGAGGTGGTTTAGCTCAGTTAGCTGCTCAAGTTAGTTTCTTTAAAACTATTGACCCTGACTCTGTTGTTAAAGAGTCTGAGATTGCAATGGCTAACCAAGCTGCTGGTTTACTTAATAATCTAGAAGCAGTTATAAAGCGTTCAGGTGGTGATGGTATCTTATCAACTAACTTACAGAAACAACTAGAAGATTTCTTTACTTTAAGCGGTAACATGGCTGTTGAATCTTATAATTCACAACTTACAGAACAGAAAGATAGGTATGCAGGTAGAGATATGGATGTTGACTTCATGTTCGGAAAAGAAGCACAGCTAGGTAGCCCTGTAACACCTAACAAGCCTGTCACACTCGAAGCACTAGGTAATAAATACAACGAACTGACACAAGAGAATAAAGAAAAGCTTGTAGGTTTCTATAATCAAGCTCGGGATAACCCTGAAGAGTTAGCACGTTTAAAGGCAGAAGCTGAAAAAAGGTTTGGTTTCGATGCTTTAGGCTACACAGTATATAGATTAGGAGAATAACGTGTCTAAATTTGATTTCGTATTTGACGAAGACCCTAAAAAGGTTCAGGAGGTTGTTCAAGGTAAGCCTGAAGCAACCCCTTTTGATTTTGGCAGTTCTAAAGTAGAGATGCTCCCTGAACAAGTTAAGATGGAAGAAGACCCTGAAGGGTATTGGGACTGGGCTAGCTTGGAAGGTGCTCGTACTTTCTTTGAAGCAGCTTCTTTAAACACCGCTGATAATGTAGGTAATGCTATTTCAGCGGCTTATATGGCTGCTAATGACCCTAATCCTTTTCAAGACGCTTGGAAGGCTTATTACGATGTATTTCAAAAGGATTATCGTGAAGGGCAGGAACAGTATGCTAAAGACTTTCCAGTAGCTAGTACAGCTTTGGGTGTAGCAGGTGCTGTAGCTAGTCCTGCTAGTTATCTTAAAGCGCCTTCTACCTTAACAGGTATGATAGGTAGGGGCACACTTGAAGGAGCTGTTGCTGGGGGAGCTAGTGCTGAGAACAAAGAAGATATAACAGGTAAAGCTACTGAAGGTGCTTTATGGGCTGCTGGTACTACAGCAAGTTTAGGCTTTTTATTTAAAGGTTTAGGTCGTAAGAACATAGAACAAAACTTAGACACTATTGATGAAACAGGTAAAGAAGTATTCACTCCTATTACTTTAGCGGCTGATACAGGGAAAGGAGGTGAGAGTACAATCCAAGGTTTATACCGTGATATTGTAGCACCTACTTACTTAGCTAAGACAGTTATACGTAACCAAGAGTCCCTTATAATGAACCCTCTTGAGAAGCGGGTGTTAAATGCTAAAGAAAACTTACACCTTATCGGAAAAGATGTCAAAACTAAGACACTATTCTTAAGCGGTAAGTTTAAAGAAAGTAAAGAGCAGATGCGAGAAGGGTTTAGACAGGTTAACAATCGTATTGGTGATGACATAACAGATGCTTCACAGGTTATAAAAGCTAATAACGAGGTCTTAAAGGACGCAGCAAGGAGCGGTTATTCTGATTTTTCAGTACAGATGAATCAACAAATACTAAAGGATGGTGCAGGTTTTAGAGAGCAAGTATTAAATCTTAGTTTCCCTGTAAACGTATCAGGTAAGTCGAGACAGAGTCTTGTTAAGGCTGTTAAGTCTGCTAAGACCCCACAAGACCAATATGATTCTTTGGATGCTCTTTGGAGAGACTCTGGTTTTGAAGTAGTTAAGAAGAATACTAAGGGCGGTGATAGATACTTTCCTATGAAGGTTGATTCTTTAACTAAAGCTGTTACTAAGCGTATACTAAGTAGCGACCGTTTAAGTGCTAGGGTGGGAAGTAAAGCAGGGTTGATTACTATTATTGATAATAATCTAGGCTTCTTAGCTGACAAGGTTGTTAAAGGGCGTATTAAAGCTGATACATTAATGACTAACAGAAACGAATTAGCTATGAAGGCTAACTCAATATCAGACACAACATTAGGAGATTCAGATAGAGCTGTACTCCGAGCGGCTATTGATGTTATAGACACTGCTATTATTGCTAAACTACCAACTGAACAGGCTAAGAAGGCTTTTACAGCTGATAAAGCCGCATGGTCTTCTTATACTAAGTTTAAAGATGCTGTTCAAATGAAGTCTAAGGCTGGTGAGTTTGGGATGTTTGAACCTGCGGATTATATTGATGTCTTGCGTAAACATAGTAAAGGTTCTTCTGGTAAAGGTAAGTCTTTATTACAAGGAGAAGCAGAAGTTGTTAACGCACGTATAATAGCAAACACTGAACGTACTAAAGCACATGCTCACTCTGTTATGAAGGAGGTTACACAACAACAAACCTTAAGCTTAAACAAACTTGCCAGACAGAAAAAGGTACAACTGGAACAGGCTAAGAAGGCTTCCTCTAAACAATATAAAGGAGCTAGTAGGCACTATGAGGAGGCAATTAACAAGGCTGAGAGAGGTCTTGAGATACAACGCCTTCAGACTGAGTTAGGGGAGTTAAGCGAACACATTGGCTTGCTTAATGTGCAACGTTCTCAGCAACATCCTTCTTGGTTTCAGTCGATAGCTGCTGTAGGGTTACTTGGTGGTTTTCTTTCAGGTGGTGCAGCAGGTGTAGCAGGAGCTGCCGCTGTTGGTACAGGTGTGGGGACTGCGTTAGCTTCTAAGACAGGACAACGTATTGTGGCAGGTCAATCAGGACTACAAACAGCTATACGTAACAATCCTAAAACTACACTACAAACATCACAACTACTTGGTAGGATGATGGTGGAAGAGCAAACAAAAGAGTAGATAGCAAAAAGCCTAAACAGACTTTAACATCTGTTTAGGCTTTATCATTCTAGTTCTTCAATAAGATTGTAGTGAAGCTTATCTCAAAACAAAGTATATTTATATACAATCCTTCATACATAGCTGGTTGTAGTCCTGATGGTATTCCTTCATCATTCTCTAGAATCTCTACCATCCTAATACGCTTCTCTAAAGCTATACCAACCTTACAACCATTGTACATCTTAACGTTAGCTATTATTCCCACTCTCCCACCAACCCTTTACTACTATACTCTGTTACAGTAGCTTCAAAGAAGTTGTCATGTGATGTGGTGGATATTAAAGGCTCTAACCACACTAAAGGGTTCTCCTTAACTCCAAAGTTACCTCTCAATCCAAGTTGTATCAAACGTCTATCAGCAATGTAACGAATGTACTCTTTAACTTCAGAGGCTTTTAAGCCTTCTATCTCCCCTAGTTCATACGCAATATCTATAACCTTATCTTCTAAGCCTACAGCTTCTCGCACCATCTCATATATATCAAGCTTAAACGCATCTGTTACAACTCTAGGATGTTCTTTACACATTTCCCTAAACAGCTTAGTCATCCCTTCACAGTGTAACGTCTCGTCACGTATAGACCACTGTACAATCTCTGACATGCCTCGCATCTTACCTGTACGAGAGTAGTTAATAAGCATAACGAATGCACTAAACAAACTCATACCTTCATTGATGGCTGAACGAGCTACTGCTTTAGCTATACCTGCAAGACTACCCGTATCTATGTTAGCCATAAACTCTAACTTCTCTTGCATCTCTGTTACATCTGCAAAGGCTGTAAACTCCTCTTCAGGTAGTCCAAGTGTATCATTAAGCAATGCGTAAGAGCGTTGGTGTGTAAACTCTCTGTTAGCAAAACTAGCAAGCATTGCTCTAATCTCATTGTTCTTAAACTTGGGAAGGAAGTGTTCTATGTAATTAGTACCTACTGCAACATCTGACTGTGTAAACAACCGTAGTATCTGTGTGATGTGGTTCTTCTCTACAGGTGTTAAAGTGTGTTTCCATTGTGCTACGTCATCTTGTAGCTTGGCTTCCCATTCTCCCCAGTGTAGTTGTTCGTGTCCTACTGCATACTCTACAGCCCATGGGTATTTAAAAGGCTTGTAAGCTAAACTTGTTTCTAATAATGACATTGTATTTCCTCATAAGTAAGAGGGCTTTTACACCCTCTCTATTCTATATGTTATTAACCTTCACAGCTTAAACAGTCTGGTACATCTTTATAGTCTTCTAAGGCTTCTCTCTCCACCTTAGCACCTACCTTATCTGCTGTTTGACCTGCCTCAGTACGTAAGTAGTAAAGACCTTTCAAACCTGCCTTATAAGCTTTAACGTGTACGCTATTTGCGTACTTCTTATGGGCATTAGCAGGGAAGAATAAGTTAACACTCTGTCCTTGACAAATGAACTCTTGGCGTTTAGCAGCGTGTTCTACCACCCAGTGTTGGTCTAGCTCCATTGCTGTCTTATATGTCTCTTTTTCTAAGTCAGTAAGGAAGTCAAGTCCTTGTACACTACCGTCAGACCTAAGAATGATGTTCCAAGTATCTTCTGTATTCTTTCCGTATGAATCGAGAAGCTTCTCAAGGTTCTTATTCTTCTGTACAAATGCACCAGCCCTTGTACGTTGGGTGAACATGTTAGACTTAATAGGCTCTATAGAAGCGCTAGAATCACACAGAATACTACTATTAGCATTAGGGGCAATCGCCAGTAAGTGAGAGTTCCTAACATTGAAACCTTTACCGTCTGGACATTCTCCTCTGATGGTAGCAAGCTTTTCAGTCTGTTCCAATGCTTTAGCTTTGATGTCTTTGAACATCTTGTAGTTTGCTGAAGTAGCTTGCCAGCTTTCCCAAGCAATCTTATTACTTTGTAGATAATCGTGAAAGCCCATTGCTCCAATGCCAATAGCCCTTTCTCTAGTTGCTGAGTAAACCGCCTTCCCCAATTCGTCAGGTGCTTCATTTATAAATACCTCTAATACGTTGTCTAAGTATGTCACTAAGTCTGCCACCATGTTTGAATCTTTCCATTCGTCATAGTGAGCTAAGTTAACAGAGGACAGACAACAAACTGCTGTACGGTCTTCTGAGGTGGCTAAGTGTATCTCATTACACAAGTTACTGCCTTTGATAGACAAGCCTAACTCTTTCTGATAGTGAGGCAGGGACTTGTTAGCTGTATCAATAAAGTTAAGGTAAGGACTACCTGTTCTATATCGAACCTCTATCATCTTATGCCACAGGTCTTTAGCACTGACAGTATCAACAACTTCTTTAGAGTGAGGGTCTACGAGGTTCAAGCCTTCGTTGTTAAACACCTTATCCATGAAGTCATCTGTAATGTTAACAGCGTTAAACAAGTTGAAACACTTCCTGTTTATATCACCACCCGTAGGTAGCTTGAAGTTAATGAACTCTATGATGTCAGGATGATTAACATCTAAATAGGCTGCATAGCTTCCTTTACGTGTACGTCCTTGCTTGTAAGCAGTCATCTGACTATCGTTTACTTTAAGCATTGGAAGAACACCAGTGACCACCAACTCCACCACCCTTAACACTTAACCAAGCTGTCTCAGCGTGATGCCCTATCAAACCTTCTAAGTTATCTCCTACATAACTAAGGAAGCAACTGATAGGCATTGCCTGATGTTCTCTGTTAGGCAAGGGAGCGTTGCTTAGGATAGGAGATGAAAACATAAACCATCCCTTGGAAACGTAGTCGTATATACGTTGAGCCAGTTCTTTATCACCTGCTGAATAGGCTGAGGAAGCTCTTGCAAATGCTTGTTGAGGGCTAGCCTCTTCTTTTAAACAGTAGAAGTCTTTAAGGAGTGAGGATGCGTGTCCAGTTAACTCTTTATCTCTGTTTAAATCAATATTAATATCTAGGTATTTTGTCATAGTAAGTTCACCAACCTGTCGTATTCTTGTATAATCTTATCCTCGTAGGCTTCAACAAGGGAGGTAGAGTCTATCTCTAGTGTTTCTAATAAAGTTATTTCATCTATCTGTGTTAACCTCTCTTTAAGTTCTTCTAGTAAAATAGTCATTAGTAAACCCTTTTAAGTTCTTCCAAGTAGTAGCTTGCTTTCTCTAAGTCTAGCTGTCCACCTTTCTCAGGATAACGACTAATATACTTAAGGACGTTACCTCTACAAAACCCTAAGTACTCATCGTGAGTCATTATCTCATACATGTACTCGATGGGCTGTATTAAACTGTCGTAATGCTTCGGAGTCTTCTTTTCGTCTTTTGCTGTAGTAGACGATGGAGAGTCTTCTTTTTCTTCTCTTGCTACGTAAGCTTCCCATTCTGTATTCCTTGTGTTTATTTCTTTTAGTCTGCTCTCAAAAGGGCTCATATCTTTCTCTCGTTCGTTTGCGTAATGACTCATCTCTTCTTCCTTTCTTCTTTAGTCTTAATAGCGTGACAGGGCTTACACATTATCTGTAAGTTGACACTCTCGCAAAACAAGTTTGATACGAAAGCAGGAAGGTCTTCATACTCTTTTAAGCTACCTGCTGGTTTAATGTGGTCTACTTGTACGTCTTTACCCTTGAAGTCTTCACTACAACAAGCACAAGTATATACAAACCTTGTTCTTTTGTCATCACCCTTATAAGGCTTCTGAGCAGCTTTTAAGACTTGATGCTTTACAGGGTATCTAGTCCAAGCTTGTCGTAGTGCGCTTCGGATAAAGGAGAAGTAGCGTGCCTTTGTCCACGTATTACCTGCTCTATCTTTAACACCCCTAGTCATATTGTAATCCTTTTTCTTTTAAGAAAGAAGAGAAGTCGTCTTCAACAGTTCTGAGCATGTAAAGTAAGTGACCATTCTCAACAGCTCTTACAATGCCTAACTCTTCTACTATAATCTTCCACTGTTCTTCTTCTTTTAAGCCTTCTAAGAGCTTTAAAGCCTTAACCTTCCCTATACCACGCTTACCAATGATGTTATCAACTCTATCTCCAACAAGGAATTGCATATAGAAGTTCAATCTAGCTTCTTCTTCTGTCAGGAAGTAACGGTCTTTAGTAACGAAGTTGTAATGCCATCCTTCAACTTGGTCTAGGTCTTTATCAATTGTAGCAATGATAGCGCCTTCTAAGTTTTTAAGCTTATCTGTTAGTATATAGTGGTCAATGGCTAACATATCATCAGCTTCCATGTCGTTTATAAGCAAACCGCCATGCTTGTTAATGATATGTTCTCTAACTTCAGAGTAGAACGCTGGCTTCTCAGACTTTCTAGTCCCCTTATAAGGAGCAGTCACAGCTTTTTCTATTCTGAAATTGTTAGAGCCTGTTAGGTATATCTGCCATTGGAAAATATCTGGAAGGTCAAAGAGAAGCATATTATCAAGCATATTATCGAATCTATAAAGCGCTTGTTTTAAACTTAACTCTTGACTTCCATCGGCTTTGACGAAGCATGTTCTATATACTAAAATGTCTCCGTCAATTAATACTTTCATTACAGAACGTCTAGGTCATCGTCTTCGTCAACACTAATGCCACCTGCGTTGAACTCTTTAAGCTCTGTTATTACAAGCTTGTTAAGTTGTGGAAACTTACCGTAGGAGTTCTCGTAGAATGTGATAGTAGCAATACCTTTACTACCGTTACCTACACTGCTACCTTCTATTTGACTACCGTCAGGAGCGTATACACGAATAGGCTGAGAAGACTTACAAGTTACGAAATCACCTTGGTTCTCTTTGTTCTTAACTGTAAGACCTATAGATGTTAAAGCTGCTGAAGCCTTCTCAGACAACCCTGCACAGTTTACTTTGTACTTACCATCAGGGAACATACCATCAACATGTGGTTTGTCTAAGTATGCCCATAAAATATCGCAGTTTAACTTTACTAAATTACTCATAATTGCTCTCTCTCTCTTTGCTTGTTAATATGACTATATTATATCACGTTATTGTTTGTTTGGCTACTAATCTTTTACAAAAATACCATCTACCATCTTACCAGTACGTTTGCTTATAACATCGTAAGCTTGTTGTACACATTCTACCAGTGTTAAGTCCCATGCCTTTGTCTGCATTATAAGAGTAACAACTATATCACCTATCGCATCCTTAACCTCCTCTCTATCGTTTGTTATGATAGCATCTTGGAGTTCATTAACTTCCTCCATAGTCTTATCAAACTGTTTTCTTGCTTGTGGTTCTGGAAGTATTCCTTTATGAAAACCCCATGCTTCTATCCGAGTTGTAAGTTCATCTAGTGTTTCTTTTTCTATCTTTGCTACCTTATCTAACCACCATAAATTTGACATATTAATCCTTATTCTTTTTAGTTAATGCTTTCCAAGATACTGGGTATAATGGCTGAATTATGTCAGATACCATCTTAGCTAGTTCTTGTATTTCTAGTTGAGCGTGACTGTCTGAGCGTTGTGTAACAAACCTAGCGAATGCACTTAGTGAGCCTGTCCAATACCAATTCACTAAACAGCCTTGAGGGAGTACGAAACGTGCTTGTTCTTCACATACATCATCTCTAAGTAGTCTCTCATAGTGCCTAATAGAATCCTCCATGTAATCTGTGTAAGCTTGTTGGAGTCTGGCTTGCTTATTAGCGCTAAAGACTCTACCTGACCCTTGTTTCTTATTCGTAACCTGTCCACGAAAGAGTGGGAGATAAGCTTTAGGCTCACATGATATGTATCTACGGCTTTCCTCGTTCTCTGCAAACCCTACTTTATGTTTAAAGCATTGTGTACGAATAGGTACAGGGGCTGTCATACGTAAGGTTATACTTGTGTGTGCAAAAGGTGTCCAGTGACTGTGCTTGGCTAAATACTTTATAAGCTTAGCATCTTTATCATCCCCTCTAGCTTCTTCGTTATCACCTGCAAAAGATACTCTTGCTGCTTTTACTACTGAACTATCATTACCCATGTGGTCTATATATTCTACTTTCATCTCTCTCTCCTAATGTGTATCTAACCAACTAGAACCTACAGCATATTCAGCAGCTATCGGCAGTCTAAACTTCAAAGTCTTACCAGCCTCTACAGCCGCTTCAACCATTAACTCTCCAGCCTTAACAGCTTGGTCTTCTGGAACGCTTGCTTGTATCTCATCATGTACCATTGCAACCTGTCTAAAACTAATACCATTAGCTCGCATAAGCTTGTGTACTTCCAGTATCCATTGCTTAGCTATGACAGCACCGCAAGACTGTAAAAGACTGTTAAGGGCTGCGTGTTCGCTTCGTATCGTTATGCGTCTACCATCTAGAGCAGGAATGTAACCTTTACTTGCTAGTCTTTGAACCTTTTCAGATAGTTTGGCTAGTAATGGTGTGTTCTTATAGAAGTTATCTAGAAGTTTCTTACCATCCTTAGCAGACCCGTTAACAATACTTCCTATCTTAGTAGCTCCTGCACCGTACAATGTGGCGTAGATGAATGTCTTAGCCTGTGAACGTGTCTCTAAACCTGCACTCTTCTGGTTCTTGGTGTGTATGTCTCCTTCTAGTATCTCTCTAGTGTAGTCATCGTCTTGCATGTAATGAGCTAAGCACCGCAACTCTATACCAGATAAATCAGCTCCTACTAATACGTGTCCCTTGTCAGGTATAAACAACTCTCGACACTCTTTACCGTAAGCACTTCCTGTACTAGGCACTTGCCCTAAATTAGGACTGTGATGCGTCATTCTGCCTGTAACAGCTCCATTACTAATACACCTACCATGTACCTTACCATCGTCAGCAGTAAACTTAATCCAGCTACTTATTAAACCATTTCTCTTCTGTAGAAGCAAGTACTCTGCTATTAATTTAGCTTCTGGAAAAGTAAGCTCGTTCAAGACTGTCTCATCTACAATAACACTACCAAAGTCTGTGAACTTCTTGGGCTTCCATCCTAGGCTCTCTAACCGCTCTGCTATCTGTTTACGACTACCTACGTTAAAGACTGTCACCTTATCCTTTAAAGCCTTACCAGTCTTCTCAGAGACTCTCTTAGTAATGATTGGCTTGAACACCTGTTGTAGTTCTTGTTCAATCCTTCCCATCTTATCTATAATAGTAGCTAGGAGCATCTGTGCTTTAGGCATATCAAGATTAAAACCATTTCTTTCTTGTCTTGTTATCTCTATAGCTACTTCATGTTCTAGCTGTAAAGCTTGTTCACCTTTGTCTTTCCATTCATCAAAGCCTTTGTTCAAGTAGTTAAAAAGAATGGTGGTTAGTTTAACGTCTTGTACGCAGTAGTCTATCATCTCGTCACACAAGCCGCCATCATAATCAGTAAAATCTCCCTTACCTTCTTCTGCCAAGCCTTCAAGTGCTAGCTTCTTACCCCAGTTCTTTAATGAATGTCCTCCTACAAGTTGTGGGTTAAGTAAGCGACTCATTACCAAGGTGTCCAACACTTTCTTTCTATGTATACTAACACCCCAAACACTACGAACAACAGGGGCGTCGAAACCTATGATGTTATGTCCTATAATGTAATCGTAAGTCTCTACCATGCTTTTAAGCTTTGAAGGGTTGGTGTGTGTTATCACCTCTCCAGTTTCTACATCCTCTGTCACAGCGCACCAGATGGTGTCATGTGCCATATTAGTCTCTAAGTCTATTACTAAGTGTCTCATATCTTTTCCTAAGTTTAACGTACCACGGGACTTTTAAATACTTTATAGCCTTTTTCATTAACGCTACATCATCCCCCATTAGTCCTAAAGCAATGTTACAGTTTGCACAAAGTAAACCTCTTATCTCTTGGCTAGTATGACAATGGTCAACAGCAAAAGCTTTACCTGTCTTACAACTGCTTGTATTGCAAATCTTACAATTATAACCTTGAGCTGTCAACATCTTATTGTAAGTTTCTAGTGTTATGTTGTACCTTGTCTTGAGCTTATACCTTCTATTCTTTTCTTTTCTGCTTTCGTAGATGTCTAATTTGCTTTTTAGCTGCAATATTCTCTTCATATCTATTAGCCTTTTTCATCTTTTTAATACCTGTTGGTACTATACGCTCACACGTAACGCTACCTATCATCTTAACCTCTCCACTTCATCAATATACGGCTGTCTATCTTCACATGTTCTACTAAAGAATTCCTTAATCCAATACTTAACATTAAACTCAGCAACCTCAGCAACATTAATATGAGTATCATCAGCATGATTAGCCTCAATAGTAGCATAAGCATGATTAGCCTCAATAGTAGCATAAGCATGAGTAGCATAAGCAGCATAAGCAGCATTAGCGTCAGAAGTATCATAAGCAGTATCAAAAGTCTGTAGTCTGCTATCTTCTTTTTCTTCTTCTGTGAATAACTTAGGGTTGTCTAAGCTTCTCATTACGAATAGTATATGTTTGTTCATCTTAACCTCTCCGCTATGTCAATGTAATGTTCGCACTCTTCCTTCTCATCGTTATAAGGTAGTGTTTG